CACATCAGTGGATTTACCTCCGCCGTAAGGCTGAAGGTTATTTAGTGATGGATCCAGCTACGCCAATATTATCAGAATGGTGTCGTATGATTCTACGTTCCACGCAACCACTGTTTGACATTGCTAATCCGCGTTCAAGGCAGATTTACAATAATGTAGCAGTTGGTTATAACGTAGAGAAATATGAGGAAGCACCTAACGCACATCTCGTACCACGGGATATTGCCATTGCACATGCATGCGAGCTCTTTGGAATTAGTTCCTCTACCATTGAGAAATATATTACCATGCTTGACACAATGTCTGATTATTCGAAGATTGTCCCATTAACCGCCGCTCCCCCAGTAGTACAAGAGGCTGGTGTTAGAGTTGGGGATAATCTTCCTGGCCCGCCTGCTCCTGGCGAGCCTGGTACTGGACCGTTGAAATCTACCCCCCCAGAAATGAAAGAGTCTGTTGGGAATATAGATTTCAAGCACCTTCGTTACATGCCAAAATCCGTCATGTACACTACCAAACCTCGATTCTACCAGCCGTTTGTTGATGCGGCTCGGCAATTAGTGGTAAAGGTGCCAGACCAAATTATCGATGCGTGTGCCCACGTGGGTGTTGAGACCTTGCTGTTAAGGCGAGCTTTTCCACGTGCGCGCATCACTGCCTACGAGTCAGATGAAGCCACATATCAGTGCTTGGCTGCTAATGTGACACCTGAACGTATCGGCACTGTAAATCGCGATCGATTCGATCTGCCTGAGTCCGGCAGGACCCTCGTCTATTTTGACCCACCCTGGCATGAGCGGGTGCCCACATATCGCGGAAAGCCTGTGTGGGAGGTCCTGAGTCCTAACAAATTTGTGAGCTACCTCGTGAAAACTCCGAGAGAGATNGAATCACTTAAAGTTGTTGTGGATGCTCCTAGCGGTGATGGTAAAATAACCATCACCGGAACAGTAGCTAAGATAAAGGTTGGTGAAAACCATAGCTACAACCTCCACTACATCTCTAATCCTGATTATGAGCCCGTCATCTTGCCCGA